CAAACCATGCTGGTCAATAGCAGCCAGCTCAGTTTCATCCAAGCCAGACTCTTTACGTGCCCACTTGGAAGTGCTGTAATCTGCATACTGTCCTTTGGTTGTTTTAGTTACACGGAAGTCTGTTCCATTTACATAATCTGTAGGAATGTTTTCCATGTCAGGGTCCATAAGTGCACCCTTAATGATGTTAAAGATTTGTGGGGAAATCACAAAGCGTCTGATAGGATTCTCAGGCGAATCTTCTTGCAGAGGATTTTCTCGCACAAACCCTTGGAAAATATAGCTACGCTTTTTCCAATACTTGCGACCCATATCTTCTAATGAAGGATCCTTGAACCAAGGACGTACTTCAGTGAGTACAGGACAGTTGTCGCCATACATTTCACCGCAAGGTACTTGTACAGTTACAGGCTTGTTGTTTTCGCCGCCTACAACACCAGGGAAAGTCAAACGAATCATTTGTCGTTCTACCCAAAAGAAAGTGTTGTTTTCGTCCGAGTCGGGAAGGAAGCGTAAACTACAACTTTGTCCTTCTTCGATATTCCAGTGTGGGAAAATAGCGTTATCGCTTTGAGTGGTTGATCTTGAAGAACCTTTGTTCTCCATTGCTTCGAGCTTTGCTCTGATTGCGTCTAGTGCATTATTAGCCATGATGTTTCTCCTTAATGTTAGCCATGTTTGCCTTAAAGTTTTAATATAATATACTAAAGATAACAAGTCGTCAACCTATTTTTTTGATGTTGATCTGTCTGTTAACAATTTTATTTATCAAAAAACCCGCATAAAGCGGGTTTTTTTGGTTCTACTCTGATGCGCCGTTTCTCAACGTGTTATAGAATGTCGTATTGCTCTAAAAAGTTTTCCCAGTCTTGCTGTGCACTTTCGTACATGTTGCCTTCTTGTACACGAGCTTCACGAGCACTTAGCAAGCAACTCTTGATAGTGTCGTATTCAAACTGACCCAAGCCTTGGCCTGCATCAATCTTTTTGCTAATACCCATTAAGTGGTTACGTAGCATTGGATTTTCTGCCGCATGGCCCATCTGACTTACTTGGTGGCTTAGTCTGGCTTGTGGTGATGCAAAATCAACTACGCCAGTTTCTTTCAGTAAACCTTTTAGGTTATCAAAACTTTCCTTCTGAATAGCAGTACGGATAGCACTCTCAAAACTGTTACGTCTGTTCATGCTACGCTTGATGCTGTCCATTGCATCTGATACACGGCTATCAAAATGTGTTTCAGTAAACTTGGCTTCTAAATCCAGATCGTCTTCCAGGATTTCCACATTAGCCATATCCTGAATGCTTTCCACTGCATTAGCATAACTCTTAACACCGCACAGTTTGTCCAGTGTGTTCTTGATGTTGTTAACATTTTCTTTTGCCAGTGTTACAAATTCTTCGTTGGTTTCGTTTACCAAACCACGCTTGGTTACATAACGTGCAAACTCTGATAGCTTGCGCTGTTCCGCAGCCATTTCAGTAATAGCAGTGCCCACGCTGTCAAATGTCTCACCGCCCATCTGCAAGTGACGTGCCATTGCACGAGCTGCTTTGAGGTTGTTCTCTGCCATTTTAAAACGCTCTTCTCCACGCTGTACAAAAATACTGTGGATGTTTCTGCTACGTGCACCACGTGATTCTTCGTTTACTGGTGCTTTGTGCTTCACGATTAACTTAACGTTGTCTAGCCCCTGATAACTGGTCTTGGAACTGCCAGTCATTGTGCCGAAGCCTTCCATTACACCTTCGCTCATTTCTTTCTCCTGATTTTGTGCTACAAAAATTTGTTCTGATTTTGGAGATAGTTTGCCGTCAAATGTTTTGAAATCAAAGTTCATCAAATACTTTTGTGCAAGTTCTTTGAGGTCTTTACGTAAATCAGCAGTGCCAGAATTTTTATTTGCACTGTACTGTATAGTGCTGGTGCTGTCATCAATCTTAACAACTACATTTGGATCGTCAATTGCCATCCAGGTGCTGTCCAGTGGGTCTATTACACGTTCGCCATTGTTGTTGAACATGTCAACAGTGTACCCTCTGCCCTTGATGAGGTTAAAGATTTTTTCAGCTACAGAAGCCTTGTCAACTGCCATTTAGATATCTCCTTGTTATAGCTATTTATCAATTAAAGCATATCTAAAGGCATCGGCGAATCCCACTCGTCGTCGCCGTATTCGCCATATTCACCGCTGGCAAGATTATTATTCACAACATCGTATACTTCATCTTCAAAAGTAGCAATGTAGGAAATCATACGCATAACTAGTACCATGCTCATTACCAAATCATCGTGTTCGCCGGGTTGAGCTGCAAAACTGCTGCCACGAGCTACGAAGTTTTTAAGTTCTTTGATTAAGGGCAGACTGCGTACAATTAATTTGTCGTTTTCAATAAAACGTTTCATGTTTAAGCAGGCTTCTAGTTTAGTCTTGTGACTAGTGTGAAATCCTTTTCTAGATCTGTTGGTTGCACTTTTCTTGGGCTCATGTAAAAATTCTCCAGGGAAGTTTTCTTCTCCTGTGTCTCTGATTACAACCAGTGCCGCTTCACCAATGCTGTTGTTTTCCACAGTCCAGTACACCTGCTTTACACTCATGTCACGTAGGTATTGCATGATGCCCATCATGGTTTTCATTTGTCCTTCAATGGGTGTTTTGTTGTGTTGCCATTCTGCTACCTGTTCCATTGTGGGTAGCTCTACTACCTGTATAGCAGCATTATCGCCGCCTGTGCCTGCGGCTGGGTCCAGTGCTAGTACATAAGTGTAATTAGGATGCGGATGCTTGTACCAACGTACTTGTCCCATGTTGCGTACAGGATCAGCACCTTCCATGTGCACCAAGTACAGTGGATCAATCAGTGTTTCATTATAGATAATGAATTCACATTCGTGTTCTCGTCTAAAGCGTTCCTCGCCAATACTGGCACGTTCTTGATCAGCCCATGCTTCATCCCTGTCTGGGTGTTGATCCCATTTAGCAATGTAACCTTTGAAACCGTTTTTTCCTGTTTCCTGTGCATTACCGTGTGCATCAAAGCAATCGTTAGCACCTTTCCAAATGGTCGCAAAGGTATCATCATCGCTGTTTGGTGTGCTGGTTACAATACACTTACCACCTGTTGCTAGTGTGGGACTCAGTGAGGTCCAAAACTCTGCCGCAATGGTGGGCCTAACGAACGCAAACTCGTCCAAGTACACTAACGTCAAACTCATACCACGTCCTGTTGTTTCTGTGGTTGTGCTACTAACTATACGTGATCCATTGTCAAATGTTATTGATCCTTTGTTGTATTCTGAGGCACCAGCACGTATATGATCTGGACAACTTTCATAGGCATAACGAATACGTTGCATAATTTCACTTGCGCCTGTTGCTTTGTGCGCCGCAACTAAAATGGTACTGTCTGGTTTAAACATAGCATACCACAGCAAGTATCCTGCTGCCACGGTGGTTTTACCCATCTGTCTACCCAGCATGTTAATACTGTAACGGTAGTCGTTGTAGTTTCTGATTAAATCTAGTTGGTAATCAAACGGAGCAAATGCTATGCCGCCTTTTGTGGGGTGCTGAATCTTCATGAAATTTCTCATGAAATATTCTGCGCCGGTGACGGGGTCTAAACAGTTTTGAAATTCCTGTAATGTTTCCGGCGTGTATTCAACTTGTGAATGTGCCGCTTTAACTAGACTAGTATCTGCTGTTCCTTTTGCCATTGTAGTATTTATTAGATTTTTTCAGAAAAAAAGCACGATCACGGCATGCATGATGTGCTTTAAGTTATGTAAGGGGGGGTTTATTTATTTTAGTTGATCGTTAGGATTGCTTGGATTACCGCCACCGCCACCACCGCCTGAACGACGATCGTCACGACCTCTCCACCAAACAATACCGCCTACAACTACAACTGCTACAACTATCCATGTTAAAGGTTCCATTTTAACTCCTCACTTATTTTAGGTTTTGGTTACCGCCGCCGCCTGCGCCGCCGCCGCCTGAGCCGCCGCTAGAGCCGCCACTAGAGCCGCCACCGTCTTTCTTTTTAAATATAAACCACAGTACACCTGCAAAGATGACTGCTCCGATCACTAGTTCCATACTCATAATTTGTCTCCTGGTTAGTCCTAGTTAAGTTTATTAG